CTATAACCAACCAGGTAGACTACCGCCGCACACCGCTAACATCGTCTCGTTATGCTCGACAATCTGCCGAATGATGGCCGCATGGGTGGCGTCCATGTCTTCGGTGCTGTCCCACCATATCGGCGCTGCGATGTCGCAGTAGTTACCGCTCATCACCGCGCCTAAAAGGGATGCTGCCCAGCAGCTTGCGCCGCAGCCCGTAGGATTGGGCATGGCTGGCGTGCGCGATCCACGACGTGACGGATTCCCTGATTTTCGACAGGCTGATCTTGCCGGTCACGTACTGTTTTCCCAGGCGTTTGAGCGTGCGGGTGATGCGAGAGATCGAGCTTTTTCTGATGCGCCGGTGCGTCATCCATATCCGATAGCCCAGGAACTCCAACGCACGACCGTATCGATTGCCAACGGGAAATACTTGGGTTTTGGCGTTTGTCTTGAGCCGCAGGCGCTCCCAAAGAAATTGCTCAATCGTGGCCCGGACATGGTGCAAGTGGGTTTTGTCGTGGTGAACGATTACAAAATCGTCCATGTAGCGCACGTAATTTTTCTCGCGCAGGTCGTACTTCACAAGTTCGTCCAGTTCGTGCAGGTAGACGTTGGCAAAAAGCTGTGACGTGAGGCTACCCGCCACTTTGGCGGTAAAGGTCAGTGCAGCGTTGGACGCTACTGCACCCACCGTCAGGTTGGCCGATGATTGAGACTGCGCATCGGGTGCGGTGCCGATCAGGCCAATGACGCTGGAGCGCACCGTGGAAATGGGACGTGCGCCGTAGTCAAGTTCAATGACTTCAACGCCGTGCAAAAACTGATCTGGCATGGGGCTGGCTCCGGGTAGTTGGCGAAATACACATGCAGGAATGAAGCCCCATTGTGGGTTGTTTTCCTGCGGCGGGGTTGATTTTTGCCAAAAATGTAGGCACAATCGCCCACATGCAAGCCAAGGCTACCCTGATTGAACGAACCAAGCGGCGCTTGCCCGATGGCAGCATCATTGAGCGGGTGATCTGGCAAGTGCCTGCGCCGGTACCGCCGACCCTGCACGGGTTCAAATACAGATTGGTGTACATCCGCGACGGAGTGCGTGTAGTGGGATTCGACAATGAGCGCGGCAAAGGCGACCACATGCATCTGGACGGACAGGAAAGACCCTACACATTTACCAATCTGCGCCAGTTGTCCGCTGACTTTAACCGTGAAATCACCAAACGAGGTGCGACATGAGAACACTCACCATAGAGGTCATTCCAGATCTGGAAGTCGAGGCGCAGCGGTTTCTTGAGCGTGCAGAACGCGGCATAGCGACCGGGCAGTATCAGGGGGAATATTTGAGCTTTGCTACGCCTGAGGCATTTTTCGGGGACTTGACACCTAATCGCTGGAAGGTGGTCAATCATCTGCTGGGGGCAGGCACGGTTGGCGTGCGTGAACTGGCTCGCCGCCTGGGACGCGACCCCAAGCGCGTACTGGAAGACACAAAAGTGCTGGTGGAACTTGGCCTGTTGGAGAAAACCGCGAGAGGGGCGCTGCATTGCCCCTATGCACAAATTCACATCGACATGACCTTGATGGCCCGCAGCCTTGCGCTTGATGACGATGACAGCGATGCCCCCGCCATCCATCCGATCGTTGCTGCGCAGCAGGTGCAACACCGCGCCAGGCGAGCGCCACGTCACGCTTAAACCGGCCTGCACGGTCAGATGACCGGTGCAGGTGGTCTGCGGGGTATCCAATGTGACCGACGGGGCTTGTACCGTGACCGCGCCACCGGCCACGACTGTCACCGGCCCGGCACATTGCACGTGCCACGAACCGGCAGCGCGGTCGTGTGTGACGGTATCGCCGTTGCCGTAGCGTATGGTGTGGATGTCGGCGGATGCGGCGGGTTCAGGGCTGGCGTCGGAATACAGCGCAGGCAGCACCACGGCGGCATCCATCTGGCCGGACGGGGCCAGCACCAGCACCTGCTCTCCAATGTCCGGTGCCCACCAATCACGGTCGTTACCGGCGCGGTGGGTAATCCACGGCAGCCAGTCGGTGCGAATGTCATCGCAGCGCACAATCACTTTGGCCCCGCTGTAGTCGGCAGCAATCACCGTGCCGATGCGAATCACATTGGCAAGCCTGCGCTCAAGCTCTGCAAAGTCAAAATTCATGTTCAAGGCTCAGGTGATTTTCTCGTAGTCTTCAACGTGGGCAGCACCGATGGCAGGGGCATCGCCCAGATAGATTTGCGTAGGTGCGATGCCCGGCGGCTCCAATTGCCCCAGCGCCAGTTCCAGGCCAAATTCCACCACCCAAACGATGTAGCCTTCGACTTCGGGACGGAAGGCATCATCGGCCGCATTGAGCAGCCGGATATGGCCGTGACCGGGTATCGGGCGGCGTATCTCGTGCAGAGTCACCGCCACGCGGGCGGCAAGCGCCCGCACCAGCAAATCGGCGCGAGGCAGTGTGGGGTCTACCAGACAACGCGCCTGCCAACGCACATCCGCGAGCAGACGCGCGTCGCCGTTTTCCTGCATGGGTTCGATGCTGTCGATTTCCAGATAAACGGCGGGGACGCGCAAGCTGCGCCGGGTTTGCGGCGGGGTGTCGGCGCTGATGGTTGGAATGTCCGGCAAGGCAGCCCGCAGCTTGTCGGCCAAGGCGTCTGCGCAATCTATCAACGTGGTCATGGTCTAGCCTTTGGCATTGAGCTTGGATAGCTCGTAGCGCATCTCTTGGTGCAAGAATTGCATCAAGCGTTTTTCAGCGTCTTGCGCTGCGGCCTCCATTGCTTCGTGACCCGCGTCTTCAATTTCCAGCTTGACCATTTCCAGCGGGAAGCGTGCGCGACCCGTGCGCCGGTAAACGCCACCACCGTACTTGGCAATGGCAAACCCGTCTTTGAAGAAATGCCGCCCGATGCGTGCACCGCCCGGCATGCGCTGCACCTGGCCCAACCGCGCTACTGCCACGGCGTTCAAGCCCAGCCAGACTTTTTGCGTGAGCGCATCGTTTTTGCGGTACAGGCGCAGGCGGGCGCGTATCAGCCTGGCGGCGATGCGCAGTTCGGAAGAGAGTTTGCGCCGCGTCTGCACCTCGGTAGACCGCGCGGTTTTGCGGATGGCCCGTAGCGCCGCCGCACGTACCATCTTGGGCGTCAGGCGCAGGCTGCCGCTGACGTGCTGGATATCGGCCTGCGAGAGCGCAATCTGCAAATCCATCATGGCGGGTTGCCTCCTTCCCGTAATTCCAGGGTGGTAAAGCCGGTGCCGTCCGGTTCCACGCTGACGACCTCAAACGTTTTACCCATCACCTGCACCAGACTGGCAAGCTCGGCCCCGGCATCGACCCTATCCACATCGCGCAACACCAGCGAAGGCGAAACCAGGCCGGTGCGCATGGATCCTAATCTCGGGTCAGTCCAGGGGGCAGAGAACATGCCGCGCACTGGTACGCCATTGACTATCGCAGGGTCTGACAAGCGGGCAAACAGCACTGCGTCCATACGGGCCACGCGGGCGCGAAATTCCATTGTGCTTGCCATTATGGCTGCTCCAGCACGCTGGTTTTTTCATACGCCTGCACCGTGGCCGCGTGCCGCGCAGCACATTCAGCGTATTGCAGCGCCAGTTCCATATGCGCGGTCGCCAGCGCGTCCCAGGCGTCAGTGGTCAGCATCGGAATCAAAGGGCAGGGGGTGGACAGATTCACCGGTAGCGATGGCCGCGTTAGCAGCGGCAAGGGCAGCGTTGAGGTGCCGCAAGCGACCAGCGTCAATAAAGCAACCAGCAGGCAAAGGAGCTTGGCGGATTTCATGGGTATAGCGCTCAATCAGTTTGGGACGTACCGCAGCCAGCGTGGCTATGCGTTGGGACAGGGCAACCGACAGGCCGGATAGCCGCTCGGATTCCGCCCTGAACGCCTGTAATTCGGCCAATGTCTGTGCGTGTTGCTGCGCGGCCATGCCTGCCTGATAGCGCGTGTGGCCGTAGCGCCACACACCGGCAACCAGCAAGGCAAGGCCCGCAGCAACCATGACACCGGCCACCATGCCTGGCCTGCGGCGGATTATTGAACGGATAAGCACTGCTGATACCTGTTTTGCTGGCGCGTCCACACGCCCTTGCAACCACGTGGCCCCCAGTTGACGGGCAGGCTGCAATCGCGCCCGGCCTGGAATCGCCAGCGCAACAGCGCGGCGCACGCCTGGCTGTATTGCCCTGCCAGCAAATGGCGGCGCATGGAGGACTTGCGCCAGTTGCCGATGCCGTATTGCCCGACAAAATCCAGATACAGGTCGTACTCCTCTTGGTGCAGGGCAACGCCGGGCAGGCTGGCGCGAAAACGGCGCTCATCTTCATCCATCAAGCCGCGTGCCAGTTGCACCGCCCGCTCGCGGGTAATAGGTGCATCATTCAAGGATACCGGGGTGCCGTCTTCATAACGGGTGCTGCCGTGGCCGATGGTGGGCACATCGCCTGCGGTAGGGATATGCGCAGCCAGCAGCGCTTGCCCTTGTTCATTCTGTACCACCGGACTGCTACCTTCATAGGCCAGCCAGGCACCAAAGCCCGCCATGCTGACCGACAGCGCGGCAATCAGGGTACGGGGTTTGGCGGCGGGTTTCATATTTCGCACCGCTGGCGAAGCGCGGCGATGCGGGCGCGGCTTTCAGCCTGCCGGTCGCGCCGCTCTTCCTGCTCACGCCGGTCACGCCTTCGGGCAAACCAGATATTGGCTGCCGCAGTGGCAACAGCGGTGGCGCAAGCGATAATGGCTGTCCAGTTCCAGTCGGCCATTGACGCACCGACACTGCCCCCAGCCGATGCCAACGTGGCTATCAATGCCGATTTGATGGCTGGAGCGTCGGGGATTTTGTCCAGCACCGCCTGCGCTTGCGTTTTCATGACCGCATCCCACGTCATTGGATCAAGCCAGCGTCAGCTTGATGACCGCACGCGGGCGGGTGCAGATGCTGATGGGGTTGCTTTGCGCTTCCAGCAAAATGCCTTTGCCCAGTGGCTTGGGTTCTTGCTTGGCGTAGCTGGGCAAGCCGATGGTATTGGCGGTTTCGTTGTAGTTGGCGGGCGCAAAGCGGGTGATGAACATGTCTTCCACGCCTTCGGGGAACAGATACGCCTCGCCATCGGCAATGAAGGGGGTGCCGCCGATGCCGCCGCGCCATTCTTCCCACGTGGCCCCGGCAAAGTCAAAGCCATTGCGCGGGTCGGTACGCAGGAACGAACCGGTCTCCCACAGTTCATACGCTTTTTGCACCTTGGCGTGCGCAATCAGGGCGCGAAAGAATTGTTTGCCGCACAACACGCGGCAGCCGCTGTGGGGTTCGTTGCCCAGCGCGGCTTCCATCTTGTCCACTGCCGCCAGCGTTTCGGCCCGCACGTCGGTGGCCGCCACGCTCAGCTTGAATTCGTGGTCTTGCTGGGTCAGCGCAAACTGGGTAAAGAGGTTGCTGATGACGGTAGCACCGTCAGCATCCACAATGGTGCCTTTGATGGCCCCTACGCGCTGGTATTCGATGGTGGCATCCAGGCGCCTGCGCATCTTGGTCAGCCTTTTGCCCACGAAACTTGCCATGGTTTCAAGCTCTGAAGCCGCGCCAAAGGCCCGCAGGTTTTGCACTTCGTCCGGCGTAATGGTGTCTTGCGTGGGCAGGTGGGTGGTGGGAAACGACACCAGCGAACGGGTGGAGCCGCCGGTCGCATGCGGTGTGGTACTGGTGCGCGACTGATTCGGGATGAGAGTGAGCGTGTCGAGGTCCTTTTCTACCGTCAGATTGGTAGTGGTCAACCCTTCTTCGGCGAACAGCCCCAGGCTTGCCAGCCGCGCGGGCAAAGGCGGCGCTTCGTTGATTGCAGCAGTGAGCGCTTGCAGGGAAAACTTGTCGTCTTCAAAAATACCGAGATCCATTATGAGACTCCTGTGGGGGATGGGTAATGCGGCTTTACGCGGTGGGTTGTGTGGTGGGCGACGTGGCCGCTTTGGGTCTGCGACGCGAATAGATGTTGCCGACGTTTAGTCGCTTGGCGAGCGCGGTTTGCGTATCGTCGGCGGCTTGCGGGTCGCTACGCGATTGGTTGCGAATCAGTGGCACTTCGGCTGCGCGGGCAGCCAGCAGTTGCGTGCGGGCATGATCTACCGATGCGCCCGCCAGAATCAGGTCTTGTGCAGCGTCCGCGCGACCTGCCGCCGCCGCGATGGCGCGGATGTCTTGCGCTTCCCGCAAGCGGCGCGTGACCGAATCCGCATCCAGTTGGGCGCGGATCAGCAATGGAGCCAGCGCTGATTCGCCTGCTTCCAGGCAGGCACTGGCGACTTCATCGGCGGGCATGGATACCATTTTGCTGGCATCAGCAATAGGGGCTGTCTGTGGTGTTTTTTGCTGAGCGGG